CTAATTGGCCGGCCAGGTGGATAGCGTCATGTATTTTTTCAGCCCGATGTCTCGTTTCACGTCTTTCGGCACTGAATCAAAAGGCGATCTCAGACGAGGCTCGTCAGAGGTTTTTATCATCCACAGACGATCACCGCTGAACCTGAAATGGATGCTATCTGCTGTAAGTGATAAGTCTTCAAAAATGCCCGTCGAATACGCATTGCCTAAACGAATAATCTCCTTAATGCCATCGCGAATATCGATAAGGGCGATGGTCAGAGATTCCTCGAAAATGACATCATCTGTCAGAAAAAGGATGTAGCGCTGGTTATTCACCTGAACAGCTGCTTCCAGTACGTGCCCGGGAACGAGAATACCTGTGCTTTTGCCGTTGAGCACAACATCACACTGAGCCTGGGTTAACTCGGTGGCTTCGCGGGTTAATATCAGAGAGATTGATTGAACCTGTTGCATCATTAATTCCGCGTATGTTTGGTTGCCTGGATCTTTTGCTCCCTGCGCTTTCAAACCGTTTCAAAGGAATTGTCATTCTTTCAGTCATCCTTATCGTTATGTTCATCCTGATGGTGTGCTTCGCCTCACCGGAAAATATCATCTCATTAGGTGTTGCTGTAGTGTTTATTATTGGTATCTTCTGCTGGATGACTCCACTGAAATTAGCTTATAAAGCCTGGCGTTTAAAAAGTGGTCGTTAGTTCGTTGCCTTCCTTATTTCATGGGTAATTTACAGGTACAGCTAATTTCGCAGGGCTTATACCATCCGCGCTCTTAACATTTTACTGTTTGACTTTAGTCATCGCCTCGCTTCATAACTTATCACAAGCATTTATCCAACTCAGCGGAAAGCCTGTTAAGTTCGTTACTGATATGTTTGCGTCGTTGTTTTAACAGTACCCGGGATGGAATGATGCGCTCGATAATTGTCGGCTTTCTGTTCAAATACGCTGTGACAAGCCGTTTTATTTCTTCCTCCGACCAACCGTCCATCACCGGCGTTGGGTTGTAAAGCAAATTAGCCTGTAGAGCAGGGACGACTTCCTCATCCACAATTTTGAAGATTTCTTCCCGGCTTAATCCGGATTTATTCAACACCTCCGCCATCCATCGATAGTCATACTCCTGGAGTTCGCGCCCGGTAAAAAGTTCTGATAAGGCGTGCCAAACTGGGACGCGGGTTATCAGTTGGATTTCAGTCAAATGCATATTAATTTCTCCCTTGCGGTGAAACATACACGGTTCCGAACAGGAGGTCTGTACCTGCCGATGCAAGAATTCCGCCCACTAATGCAGCAACACCTATACAAACTGGTGCAGTTGCTGCGCACACACCCGTTGCTACCACCGCTGCACCCGCTCCCCATCCGCCGGCAATACCCGCAGTTACTATAGCGCCCTGATGCATTGTTTCGGTGGTTTTATCTTCTGCCTGATAAATTTCATACGCGGCGACCGCTAAAGAAACGAAAATAACCCGCTTACCTGCCTTACCCAACCTTTTAGCGATACCTGATACCGCGCCCCTGTCACGTCCGGCAGACTGGATCATTTCCTTGAATACTGTGGCCTGCTGCCTTTCTGATAAAGACTCAAAAGATTGCTGAAACATTTTAGTGGCATAATGTTCGGTGAGGTCAGCCATCGTGCGTCCTGATGGTTTTAGCTTTTTCGCATAGGCTTTACCTACAGGGCTGTTTCTTAGCCGAGAAAGATCGAGTATTTCGTTACGCGTTTGGGAGGCTAAGGTTGCTGCTTCTCGGGAGACATTTTGCCGCTCTCGACTGCTTGCACAAACTCAGCAGACATTTTCTGAATATCGCGCAAATATTGCTCTCTGACACGAGAGTCCTGTATACAATGTGCAGCAAAGTTTGACGCCGTTCCTTGCAGCGAAGCAAGAACAGCAGAAAAGGTTCTCTGATCATTCTGCATTGCTCCAGCAACGGCGGGGTATGTGAATCCCATTCAGCACCTCATCATGATGAACAACATGGTAGATATAATAGCTCTAGCCGGTTTTCTCGCTAAGTAAAACTATACAATTTGGGGAATGCAACATTCATTAGTCATCCCTGTAATTACAACAATTTTTTATACTGTTTGATATTTAACGCATGAAAATAATTTTTGATGTGACGATTCATCGTATTTGATGATAGGGCCGGCACTGGCTATTGAAGGTGAATAATTAGCCCATAAACTTTATATGATGGGCAAAACGTATAATACCGATGAAAAAGAGTTTGTTACACCAGGTAGAAAGGAGGGTTATCCTTCCTTGCGTAAAAATTTCACAGCCTTCCATGAGACAGACAACGGTGCCATTCCCAATATAAAAAGAGATAAAATGATAATTATTGCGAAATAAATCCAACCATAACCATAACCATAACCATTAGTGATAGTAGTGTAGTGGGCAAAAAGTAGTAGACCAATGACAATAATCCAGGACGTGTAGAAGCGTCTTTTTAGCTCAACTAAAAGTGAATGCAGAGTCTGATCTTTACGTTTCGGATCTTCAAGTACGGCACGCAAAGCCGTAATGTTTTTATCAGTAAACCCGTATGACCGAAGTTTCGTTTCCTGTTGTGCGTCTATCACTCTTCACTCCTGAACTTTGAATGCTCCTGCCTGAATAATATAAAACAATAACAGTTATGGATGATCAAAAACAGACTCACCAATCTGGAAGGAGTCAAATAAAATGAAGTCGAATCAAAATTGCGATAAGTCCAAGTAGCAAACAGCATGAAAAACCAAATGCAAAAGTGTAGTAAAGCGGTTTGAGAGTATTTATCTTTTTTAGATTTTGACCTTCATGTGCAAAGCTGTAAGCATTGTCGTTCCTGTTTAAAAAGAAAATGTTTTTGTTTTGTTTTAAACGCATGAAAAAGTAGGTCATTAGAGGTGAACCCAAATACCCCATATTACAATACAACATGTAAGGGGTGGGCAGGGTGTGATTTTGTAGGAAGTCGGAAATCAAGTCTTGGTAGCGGGCTCTGTTTATTAGATACAAAAGAACACTTAATACAAAGCAAATCAAAGGAAGCATAATTAAAACCATTAAGGCCGATTTCATTTTTTAAATTCCCATGTATTCATAGATAGTATCCATTACAGAGTCGCTCGCTTTGCCACCTACGTAACCTCCAGCGATTGAGCCAACTGCTGCGCATACTACCGCGCCGGTTCCTGCTGTAGCGATCCCTATTGCTGCGCATACACCTAATCCTGCTAAAGAACCTGCTGCACCACCTCCCATACCTGCTAAAGTCGAAGCTCCAAACTTACCATACTCTTTGAATGCAGTTCTTTTACATTCGCTCTCACGTCCTTTAACGCAGGCATTAACTACGTCATTTGTGGTTCCGGCAAAGGCAAACCCCATTCCTATGTAGCCACCTGATTTTAAGAATTTTGCAGCTTTCGCTGCATTGCCTACATAACTTGAATAACCAGGTATTCCTGCCAGTCCCACTGTAGACCATTCATGTACTATGGAGCGGCTGGATAGATTTAATGCTCTACGCATGTCCTCGTAAGGCTTGAACTTAACCGCATTTCGTATCAATGATTTCAGTAGCGGTTTGTTCACAAGTTCTTTTAGCTGATTAAAGAGTTGGTTACGCTCTGCGAAGAATTGCTGACTAATCAGTGTTCCCTGACTACGAAACTGATTTTGGTAACTGACTTCTATCTTTTTGAGGGTGTTCTCGATCTCTGAAAAGTATCTTTCACCAACGTCACCGATAGCCCCAAATACTTTATCTCCCGTAGTAGTCAGTGCAGCGATCAATCCGTAATGCTGCTGCATGAAACTCGCTTCGTCAGAAGTCACGCCAATAAACGCTGTATTGGTTTTCTGTTTAGCCTGCCTTAAAGTACCCAACATTTGCATGGTTTGTGTAGAACCGGGGTCTGCCACGATAACTATCTGACCCGGATTCAGCCATGGCGTGTCTGCATTGGTCTGCATAAAGAGACGAGCTGCCTCGGAGTTACTGTCATTAAAGAGCATTCTTGCCTGGAATCCGAGGTTGCCAGGTTGTTGAACTACACAGTATGCGGGGGCCAGATTGCGCGGCATGTGATTTCCTTCACTGAAACAGTTGCTTAGGTAAAACTCAACCTGTTTTCTTCCATAGATACTTTAATCAATCATGTTGGATATTGTAAATACGTCTAATGATTAAGGCAAAAAGTGTTGGGTGGGGCCAGTCCAAATACTTGCCATGTTTAATCATTCATCTGCTTTAAGATACAAAAAAGCCCGCTTACGCGGGCTTTCAAGTCACTTTGGAGCCGCGGTTCCTTTGCGTATCCTTTTTAGTCTCCTCACCGTCTGGTCGGTGTCCTGCTGAGACTGCTAACTTCCTGTTTTTTATAGTGCTGTCCTAGCGCTGGCGGAGTATGAATTTGCATAGTATATTGTTGTTTTTATTGTGTATTTATTTTTATGGTCTTTATTGGTATACCTAAGCGTATACCAATAGCGGGGTGCAATACTTATTTAACTTAAAAAAAATCATCCTTAAATAGGTCGTTTTATATTCAAAAAAACAAAAAAATCTTTTTTAAATAAATTGTTCACACTGTTCACTTAGGGTTTTTATCATTCAAAATCAAGGTAATAGAAGTTAACTGTATGGTGAAGAGTGAACAGATAACTCTACATTCTTGCGCCAGCGAAAACAAAACCCGGCATCAGCCGGGTTAGTTGCAAATTATTTTATTGTTGGCTCATCGCACTTGGGTAGCCAGTCTGCATTACTCTCTTCTTTTAAAGTGAGGTTAGTCTGCATTCCCTGATTAGTTCGCCGCTTCTCATAATGTAGCCCGTACTCCTTCAGCATAACTGGTAGCCCTTTGCCAAACATTGTCAGGCTGAGGGTATTTTTATAGCCATTAGCCTCCATGTATACGAGATAGGCATGGTAAAGGTAGGTACGTGGCTGGCGCGGGACAATATTGGCGTTCCCCATAAACATGCCGTTGGTGTCGGGTAATGCCTCAAGATAGCCACAAAAATCAAATGCAGGATCAGCGTCACGCTTGATGGTGAGAGCTTCATCAGAATTCTGCTGCGACTGAAGCAATGTTCTGGCGCTCATCGGATCGCTGAAACGCTGCATGAGCTGGCGAACAATCACAGCCAGTTCTCGTGCAATCTTATCTTTCAGCTGCGGATCGCGTTCTTCCGGTGCTATCTGCTCAGGAAAATGCAGAATAACTCTCCGGCGGGACACACCACCACTACGATCAGTGAAGCGCATAGGATTATTATTTACGGCCAGGATAACCGCCGGAATATGTGTTGAATAAGCATTCTGATATTTGGGGTCCACAGATACTGCATCGCCACCGGTTATAGCCTTAAGCCCGGCGCCATCGCCGCTCCACTTCTCCTGATCAGGCAGGCGAATAAGAGAAAAACCGATCAGAGCCGCACGTTCTCGTGGGGACTCCAGAGTTTCAATTGTCGCTGAGGTGGCGTTATCCTCTCCTGCAAGCATCGTTGCAATTTCAGCAAGGATACTTTTGCCACTTCCGCCAGGGCCAGTCACTTCCAGAAAGAGCTGCCAGTCATAGCGGTTCGCCAGCACCATAAACAGCGCTGCGAGAATAATGTCGCGTTTTGCTGGCTTGTGCCCGGCGGCCCTGTCCAGCCAGCGCCAGAATGCCGGGGCATGAGTTTCAAGCGTTTCCCCATTTACCGGTGGCGTGAAATCGACTTCACACAGGGTACGCAGCCAGTTCTCTTTACAGTGCGGACTAAACAGCCCTGTTCGCGTATCGAGGACGCCATTACGAAAACCGATCAGATGACGTGCCGGATTTTGCTGCTGCGGAACAATTAACTTTAATGTTTCCACCAGTGAGGCAATTTTTCCTGAGGAAAACGGTGCACCGAGGCGCTGAAAAAGGGCTGCGACATCTCGGGCAAAATCTGACTGAGAAATCACTTTCCACGCTCCAGACTCATAGCGGGATAAAAGCTGACCGTTCGGATCAACCGCCAGTGCATCCCTGTAATGCTCCCGAACCCTCTGAGCTTTTTCGCTGACACTCATCGCTGTGAATTCTGCTTCACTCATCGTGTCGAAAAGACTGGCGTTATGTGGCTTCAAAGCCTCAAGAATTGCCTTCCGGGTGGATTCCTCTCCGTAATGGGTAAGCGCATCATTCCAGTCACCAAAAACCGGTGGCAGCACAATGTCACATTGACACGCTTTTGCAGCAGCTTCAGCCCTGTTCTGGCCTGAACCATTCAGATCGCGGTCCGCTGCAATAATTAACTGATATCCCGGATACTTGTTATGGGCAACGCTGGCCAGAGAAAGAAAGTTGACCGCCGAAAATGCCACCATGACGGCTTCTCCAGTCAGATGATGAATGGTAAGCGCCGTGGCATAGCCTTCCGTAATCCACATCCTTCTTACTGAACTCCCGCCCCCTTCTATCAGATGATAGGCCTCCTTAACCTGACCTCCTTTAAGAAAACACTTGCTACCATTGCCACTGATAAGCTGAATATTCACCAGCTCCCCGTCAGCGTTATAGAGCGGGACGATCAAATCACCCGGGCGGAACATCACCCCACCGGTTTTATGAGCTGAAATCAGCTCATGGCAAATATGTTCCGGGAAACCTTTATGTGTAAGATAAGTATTTCCGGCAGATTCACGCGAGGCTTGCAGCAGTCGCGCGGCAAGTGCTGCCGCTGCATCTTTCCCGCTATCGGTATCGGCGGTTAACGTCCTGACTTCGGAATTAGCTATAGACAGGCCATGTGTCATTCCATGTATCCTGTCAGCTGCTTCACTGATATCCACATTCAGTGCCCTGGTGACAAGCGCTAAACCATCCCCGGCTCCGCACTGATTGCAGAACCATGTTCCGCGTCCTTCCTGATCGTCGAAGCGAAAACGATCTTTACCGCCACAGACCGGACAAGGCTGATGGCGATTTTTCAATATATTCACGCCCAGCGCTGGCAGAATCTGAGCCCAGTGACCGCGGGCAGCCTTCACGGCCTGACTGACTTTCATTCCTGACATGATGCAGTTCTCCCTCAGTGTAAAACTGGCTTTTTGATGTGACGGACGCATAACTCATCCATTACGGCTATTCCGAGCTGGGAGAGTGCGGGACAGGACATTAGAGGGCCGGATTCCATCAGGTCTGAAAGCAGGGCGCAGGCGATTTCCATGCCTTTTGTTTGCCCGTGCTGTCGCAGATAAAATCCTTCAAGCTCACGGGCAATAGCGGTTTCAATTTCATCCAGAGTCACCTGCAGGTGGCGGTTTTGCTGATGGCAGGCACTCAGCCATGCGCAGGCTACCGCGCGGCGATACAACGCAACCCGAAGTGAAAGGGAAAGAGTGCGTGATTTCATTGCACCACCTCCATGTTCATCAGGTCATCCTGGCAACGCTGTACCACGCCATCAAGCTGCTCTGTCATCAGATAAATCAGGGAAACCAGTTGCTCACATTGAGCACCGGCAGGTTTTTCGTAGCAATCCTGAAGAACAGCCATTCCGGTAACAAACTCCCCCACGTTACGAAGATGCTTCAGGCGGACAATATCGTCATAAGAGATTGCGGCGTGATTCATTAGATCACCTCCCGGACAGGCAGGCGAGCAGCAAGGCAAAGCACATACTCATGGACCAGTGAAAGACGTGCATGATGCTCATTGCTGGCGACGATACGCAGCATACTGATACGTGGTTTACGTTCTGCACGACGAACGGCGGCAAAAACAAATATAAATTGAGGATGTGATGGGGCGAGGATCGTAGCCATAAGGGCAACCTCCAATAAGTAGCGGTAAATGCCACCACCGGAGTTCCTACGCTCATGGGTGGTGACCCGAACGGGGGTAGGAATACCGGCCTTATTGGAAACCGGCCAGCCCGAAGGCTGCCCCGCCCGGACCACCATTATCTGAAAGGGGCTAAGGTATAAGCACCGCAGCCCGAAAAATGGGTGTGCCTGAGCAACGACGTAAAAAAAGACGCACGGCGCGTCTGTTGTCGCCAATAAGTAACTCGGGTTCCTACGCCCGGCAGCCGATTTTGCGGCAGCAGGAAAACTATACCTGGAAAAGATATCAGGACGCAAGCCAGAAAAAAGGAGATGAGACGGCAAAGCCAGTTTCACGCATGGCCTCCTTGCTCGCGGGCAGCAATACGCGCCGCCATCCATGCACTGACCTCCGACTGTACCCAGGCCACATTTTTTCCACCCAGGGATATCTGCTGAGGGAAGGCATCGCGGCCGATAAGGTCGTAGATGGTTGAACGGGATAGCCCGCAAAGGTGCATCACTTCTGGTAATCGTATGAAGCGCTCCTGCTGAGCCGGAACCGGGAGCACCGGAGCAGCTGGTGCCGGGATGGAAACGGAAATACTATTCATCTGGCTACCTCTCTAATATGTTTACAACAGTCCGGGCAATTCCATCCGGATTCAGGTAGCTCCTTATTATGTTTATATAAGCGGCTCGCGCATGCTTTATTTATTTGGAGTGAAATATTGATTTCTCAAAAAATAAAACAGCTAAAAACCGTATGAAACGGACAAAAACAAAACATTCTCTTATGGAATATAATAAGGAGCATCAAGAATAAAAAAGTCTATTACACCAGGCAGGATCACAACTCAATTATGAACCAGACCATATCATTCCGGGCGTTACATCATAAGTTCGAAGACAATACCTGATTAATAAAAGAGCCAAAAACGGCCAAAAATAAACAGCTCATCATATGTATCAATCAAGCCAATGACTAAAAAAATTAAATTAACCTCTTCCTTCCGCATGTATCCGTATGTGTTTAATGAGCATCAGACAAATTCATTTTTATGAATATTTTCCTGAAATGCAACAGAGTGCAGGGAGGTTGAATGTTCAATTATCAAACAGGCATAAGACATCTTTTATTCTTTACATAGAATAGTGTTGAATACGGGTGAATATTGGTGAGGAGAAAAGATCCAGTAATATACTGAAATAAATATCGCGACTTATATGAAAAAGAAATATAAGTTTAATTTTATCTCTGTGAACAGTCATGAACAGTAGATGACCACTTTGGTTTAAACACTACACTCTTTAACCACATGTATTTACTACTCTTTTATAAAAGTGAACAGTAGTGAATAGTATGTATTAAAGGAAGGGTGAAGATCAGACATGACACCTTTCTCTGGCTAGCCAGAACAAGGTCATTGTTCAGTCACTGGCACAATCCTCATCGGTAGTGCGCTTGTATGGGTACCGGCACAATTGACACAACAACAAAACACTACCGGAGCAGCCATGACAACTGTTAACCAGATCCCTGATGCAAACATTACGCCCTCCCTCCCACCGAAAATTCACGAAGCGGTAGAAAAAGTTAAAGCAGCAAAAGCTGTCTGGCAGGAAGAACGGCGAAAACAAACTGAAACCGCTGCAATGACTGCAACTATCCGTAAACGTCAGGAAGATACAAAAACGGAAACTCAGGTGCTTAATGATGAATGGCGAAACCTGTTTCGTGAGAATCAGGGGAATATGACGCCTCGAATGAAAAAACTTCGGGCAGAAATCGCCCTGGGACGCGAAACGCTGGATGAGTTCGAAGATCTGATTGCAGCTCACTCCGCAGAAAATGAATTCCTGCCCTGGAAAACTGCGGATGCTGCAAACCGCTACATCAGCGAACATAACCGGCTGATTGAAACTCATGCAGTGTGGCTCTGGAATGAGTTTATGAAGGAACACGGCCAGAAACTTATTCAGATCCTTGGATTGCTGAAAATGACTCTGGGGCGAAGCGCTTCTTCCGTTATCGGCGTAGTTCATACCGTAAACGACCCCGAAAGTGTGCTGAAGCAATTTATCAGCGAGCAACTCACCGCTCCGGCACTGTCCTGTAACGTATCTTCAACGGATGATATTGCCCTGCCGGGGATTAGCATTTATGCGGACGATATAGCCCTACAGGATGCCAGACAATCACCCAGCCCTGCAGCGCGTTCCCGGATGCTTAAACAGCGTGACATGGTTAAAGGGGAAGAGAAGGGATGAATACTGGAAACATTACTCAGGAAGCTCTCAACAACTACCGCGCGGCGATAAAAAGCTGGCTGACACTACGTAATGTGCAAAGTACCAGCCAGCTTCGTCTGGCGGCTCTGCTGGATACTGAAGAAAAACCGGCAGCATATGCCAGCCAGCTTGAGAATCTTCGTGAGCGTCTTGCTCTCCTCGAATGGCAGATTAACTGCGCCGCCAGGGACGGTCTTTATGCTCACCAGATTGTGCTGGAAAGCTGTGTTACAGGCGCAACTGAAAACTTCATGAGCGAGCATGGTGATGCACTCACTGACGCTCTGGCTCCTTTTCTTTGCGCACCATACGGGCTTGAGGCGGCAATGAAAATATTACGCACCGCTGTAGTCCGACAAACCGAAATCCGTACTCCTGTAATTTCAGCAGCATATAAGAGCGTTATCGACGAAACCGGATTAACGGTGGATGCATCAATGCGAGCTGATGCTTCAGCCATTTTCACCCCGGCAAAACATAAAGTTTTTCTGGCTCGCCTCAACAGGCTTAATGAAAAAGGAGGGTATTGATATGGCCCTGAAATGTCCTGAATGTGGCACGGTCGCACACGCCAGAACCAGCGCCTATGAAGCTCCATCGGTTAAACGCTCATGGTATCAGTGCCAGAATCTTGAATGCTCCTGCACATTTACTGCCCTGGAAAGTGTGGACACGATAATTATGAAGCCCCATAAACCAGTGGCGCCTGAGCCTGAATCACAGAACGATTCTCTTGTACGTCAGCCGCATACACTGGGGCGCTACGGTTCAGCCTGTACCCTTAAAGACCGTCATGCACAATAAATTGGGGAGGAACAAAAATATGACAGAACAACAATTGACGGAAAACCAGATTCACGCCGCAACCGGACACGTAGTAACACTCCTCGCGAGGGCAAAAAAACCTCTTCAGGATGCGGGTTGGCTCATGCGGTTGCCTGCAAATGAAATAGCCCGCGAGACGGAAAAACTGACAAAAAGCCTTTCCTCCGACTGGCAGTCCCGAATTATCGACCTTTACCAAAAAATGCAGGCCTGGGTGGAGGCCAGACAGGCCGAAGACGCAGCCATTGAGAATCTCAGGGCTCTGCGCCAGCATCAGACCGAAACTGAGCAGGCCAGCAAAGACAATCGGGCGCAGTTCAGGGAACTGCTTAACCAGAGCGGCGGCATCGTAACGCCGGAGATGAAAGCTCTCCGGGCTGAGTATCTGGAACAACAGGAAACAGCCACAGAACTCGCCGGGCTGATTACTGAAAAAGAAGAGCAGCTGCCGGTACTGGCTCAAGCGACCGCGCGTAAGGCAAACGTCTATATAAACTGCCATCATGGCATCACTGAAGAGCGTATCGATGAGCTTTTACGAGACTTTTTTATTTTCCACGGTGCCGAATTGAGCAGCCTACTCAGGATGAAGTACAGACAATTTGAGCGATATAGCTCAGCACATATACCGGGCATTATTGAAGGCACAAATGATGCAGATACGCTGTATCGTGAATTTATCCTGAATCTAATGCTGAAGTGGACGAATGAAATATTACCGTTAAGATTCCGGGACGACGTGATGAGCCTGACCGGTTCAGCTCCGGTATCAGGATCGCATGACGACAGAAAAAAAAGAAAGCTGTTTTGACCTGAACAGAAAAGCTCACTTAAGCCCGGCCAGTGCCGGGTTTTTTGATGTCTGTAGCCTGAGTGCATGTCTATACTGCATGAAATCGCATGACTTTATGCACTTGCATTTTTACTTCCCAGACCTGATAAGGCGCGGTTTAGAGCCTATCATGCAACTGCATGAAAACCACTCCCTAAAGCGGGCAGGCGTGGCGGGGCTACGAGCGCGCGCTAACGCAGAAAATGCAGTTGAACGTATAAGATGTAAGCGTTAATCTCAAGTTTTAATCAACTAAGGAATGAGCATGAGTACATGGATACAAGCCTATGAAAACAGAGAGGATCTGAAGTCTTATGGTGATAATGGATTAGCTTTATTTGCATTAGCGCTGCACTTTCGAATAGATGATATTGATGGTGTTGCTGCTGATTCCATTACAGATGGCCATGATGACAAAAAATGTGACTTGGTTTATATCAATGAAGAGGAGGAATTTGCCGTACTTGCTCAATGTTACTTTTCAGGAAAGGATAGACAAGAAGCTCCAGCAAACAAAGCTAGTGACCTTAATATTGCTTTAGCATGGCTTTTGCAAAGAGACTTAAAGGAAGTACCAGAAAGAATAAACTCCTCAGCAAAACAGATTAGGGATCTAATCAGGCAGTCTAAAATAAAAACATTATATGTATGGTACGTTCACAACTTGCCGCTATCTAAAAATGTTGGTCAGGAGTTGGTTACTGTTCAGCAAACAGCAAACACCATTTTACAGCATGATTTCAAAGATGCGAAAGTTCAAGTACATGCGGTTGAAGTTGGAGCTGAAAAATTAACTGAGTGGTACAGCGAATCTCTTTCACCTATATTGGTTGATGAAACTTTTAACATAAAAGTCGTCGATGGAGGTTATGAAATTAATGGTGGGGAGTGGATTTCATTTTGTACCACTATTCAGGGTAAGGATTTAGCTAGAGCTTATAAAAAACATAAGTTAAATATTTTTTCTGCGAACGTAAGAGATTATCTAGGCTCAAGGTCAACTGATTCTAATATTAATAATGGGATAAGAAATAGCGCTGAAAAATCAGCAGGTAATTTCTGGGCGTTTAATAATGGTGTTACAATCCTGGTTCATGATTATAGCTATAATGAAAAAATTAAGAATCTAGAAGTGAGGGGCATGTCAATTGTCAATGGCGCACAAACAACTGGCGCTCTTGGATCTTTGTCTCGCTTACCAGCTGAAAATGTTAAAGTACAAGCAAGGTTCATAAAAGTTAAAGATGGAGATGCTGACTTAATTCAAAACATTATTCAGTATAACAATAGTCAAAATAAAGTTGAGGCATCCGATTTTAGAAGCACAGATAAAATTCAAAAACGTTTGAAAGTGGAATTTGCATCTATTCCCGATGCTGAGTATGAAGGAGGGCGCAGAGGTAGTGCTGAAAGTGTTATACGTAGAAAGCCAAACCTTTTACCGTCATACACAGTTGGACAAGCTCTAATGAGTTTTCATGGAGAGCCTACGATAGCGTATAATCAACGCTCAGCTATTTGGACAAATGATTCATATTATTCAAAAATATTTAATGACAGTACAAAAGCGTCTCATATCGTTTGTGCTTTTTCATTAATGAAATGTATAGTCAACAAAAAAATCAATCTGGGTAAAAAAGATGTGTTATCTAGAAATGATTTGGCTCAATTAGAATATCTCAGATTCAGAGGTGCGATCCCTTTACTTTGTTCTGCAATAACAGAATGTCTTGAAAGTTTCTTAGGGAGACCTGTTCCTGATTTGTTTAGAGTTTCTTTTGGTCATAATGTTTCCCCATCAAATGCTGAGAAAATTTGGGAGCCAATTGTAGATATTTGTTTGGCTTTGAGTAGTCAACTTTTACCTGCACTAATTGATGGTGGTCTAAAGAGCCCCACAAAGGTTAGGGAGTGTATATCTAATTTCTCACAGTTAATTGCCGCAACAGCACAGATGAATCGTCCTGTTTATGAATTGTTTGAGAAGAATTTAAAACCTGCATTTTGAGATTGAAGGCCTCGAGGAAGGCCTTCTTGACCAAAGAAAGGACTTAGTATTATAGCTATAAATTTGATGTTAAATATTTCAGGTGGGTTTTTAATTTAAAAATGGAGGGGGAATGTTTCAGATTTCAAGTGGGTGTTTTTTTGAAGAGAATAAAATAGAAAAACATGAAGGTGCTTTTGTTTTTTACTCTAACGTAGATATTAATTATCTTCTTGAAAGTGATTTGCCAGAGTTTAAAGTTAAGAAAATAGATGGTGGCGGTATCAATTGCTATCTGGTTGACTATGTCCTATTAACTGAAAAGCCAGATAAAATTGAGGCAGGAGTGGTAATAAGGGCAGGTGATCAAGATTATATGGAACAATTTATACAGCTATGGGAATTTTACTTTGATTGTGTGGCAAGGCCAGAAAAAGAAACAGTAAAGCAAATATGTGCTCAATTAAATTTTAGGAAAAATCGCACAAAAATAGCACTTGAGATTGCTCCTTATCTCGTTGAGATTGATAGACGTATATCACATGAAACCGCAATGGGTTTTAGCCGTTTTGTCAATGATGTTGTGGGTATAGATCGCGCAAGTTATAAATCCGTTATTTCCGCATTAAAAATTATTAGCGATACGAAAGAATCATTGTCCACCAATTTTGATTTAACATACTCAATGCTTGTATATGCACTTGAGTCATTGTCACAAAGAGGTGACGGATATGAATCTACATGGCAAGACTACGATCAAACAATTAGGAGTAAGTTGGATGAGATATTCTTAGATTTATCTCCATCTGTTTCAGATGAAATAAAAAGTGCTTTAATTGATGGAAAGCAATTTAAGCTTCTTAAGCGATTTAAATCTTTTATTATCAATAATCTAAATGACGAGTTTTTTTACGAGTCAAATAGATTTCCAATACGCAGAAGTTTTCTTGAGAAAGCCTTGGATAATTTGTATAAAATGAGGTCTTCATTCGTTCATGAACTAAAACCTCTTGATGTAATGATTTCTCAAACCCACAATCCAGTAGCTGATTGCCTGATTCGTTTTGGAGAGCCCTATTTCACCTATTCAGGGTTGCTCAGATTACTCAGGCATCTTATTTTACATTATTGTAAAAATAACCAAAGTCAAGGTGAAGAAAAGGTTAATTGGGTTATGGAAACCTCGAGCATCTTAATCGGTGAAATGTCTCCGGAATATTGGATGTGGAATCCAGACTCCTTTACGGCAAGATCTGTTTCAAAATGGTTTGTTGAATATCTCGAGATGCTTAATAAAAATCAAGTGGTTGATTTGTCGAGAATTATGAAAAAAATCGAAAACATCTTTGATGGCTCACAAAAGCAATACAAAAGTGGTCTTATTAGTTTTTATTATTTGTATAATTTAATACATTCAAAAAATGATACTGATTGGATCGCTTTCGCAAGTAAAAGAGATAGTTTTATAAAAGTAGATATGTACTGGTATGCCTCTTGTGCCTATTTATATAATTCTTTCAATAATCAGGCAAATATAACAATAAATAAAAATGATTTGAAAGACTTCTCTATCTGTTATGAAATTTATAATAGTAAAAAATTTCAAAAAAATGTAATCAATCTACCAGCGATGACAGAAGCTTTTTTACTCATTTTAGCTGCAAACTCATATTTCAAGAGTGGGATGTATGAAAATTATAAATTCAAGGTAAAGCTAGCCCTTTCAGAAATATCACATAATGTGAAAGTTTTTTCCTATGTTAAAGGGCGTTTAGAAAATTCACAATTGGTTGAAGTGGCCGAATGTTTTAGATTATATCGGGAGTAGAGGGTGATTACCCTCACTCCTTACTTGCAAACCCCACCATTCCATCAGTTCTATTCGTTGTTGCAAATATGTGGAGCGGTTATATGCTCGTCTTACTTCATCTTTGTCAATATGTGATAATGCTGCTTCAATAATATCTGAGTTGAATCCTACTTCATTCATCGCTGTGCTCGCTATAGAGCGCAGACCATGGGCAACTAGTTTCCCACTATAACCAATACGCTTAAGAGCCGCGTTAGCTGTCTGGCTATTCATCGGCCTATTAGGATTATTTCTACTAGGAAAAATATGCACGCGATTGCCACTAATTTTTTTCATTATTTCCAGAATCTCTATAGCCTGAATTGACAATGGAACAATATGCTCACGTTTGGCTTTCATCCGTTCTGCTGGGATAGACCAAAGCTTCCTATCGAGATCTATTTCAGCCCATTCTGCACCACAGGCCTCTGAAGGACGAACAAGAGTTAGTAGTTGCCATTCGATAAGACATCGGGTTGAAACGGATAGATTCGACATAATCAAAGAATGCATAAGCTTCGGTAGTTCTTCTGGTCTAAGTGTTGGCATGTTTTGCTTTTTTGGTTTTTCAAAAGCCATACCAATACCTGATGCCGGATTAGCATCAATAAGGCCGGTATTTATAGCGTAAATCATTATCTCGTTAATGCGCTGTACCAGACGACGGACGGTCTCAAGAGCACCACGTGCTTTGATTGGTTCAAGTGCTTCAACTAATCTTCGGGCTTTGATTTGCTGCACGGGGATCTCACCGATGGCAGGAAAAATGTCTTTTTCCAATGAGCGCCAAATGTCTTTTGCGTAATCGGGGGTTACGCTTTTGCTTTTGAGCTGAAACCAGTTGGCAGCCACAATCGAAAAAATACTGTCCATAGCAATTTGCTGCTCTTTCTCTGCTGCTTCAGCTTGGATTTGAGGGTCGATTCCGTTGGCTAATAAGGCAAGATAGTCAGCTCTTAACCCTCGGGCATCAGCAAGCGAAAGTGCAGGGAAGGCACCGAGCCCTATCATTGTTCGCTGTTTTGTTGCCGGGCGTTGATAACGGAAACGCCAGAGCTTTTTCCCGCTGGTTTTCACTATCAGGAAAAGCCCATCACCATCATGCAGCGTTAAATCCTTCTCTAATGCTTTTGCACGCAGAACTTCGGTGTTGCTCAGGGGGCGTGTTGTCCGTGCCAT